ACTAAATCCACCACCTTTGGTTCTATTTGCAGATTGGATTACACCGATACCTTGCTCCATTAAAGCACCATTACAACACTTAACATCATAAGTATCTTTATCTAAACATAGACATGCTCTCCTACTATTCTTTGGTGAGGATAATCCACGAGTAGGCCCTAAATAATAACCCGAATTATTTTCTCTATTAACAGAATATCTTAACGCACCATTTTTACTATTTGACCAAGGCATAGTGATTGTTTGATATTTAACAATCATTGAAACAAAAATAAGTAATCTATTTAATAGACTTCATTGCTTCCTTATGCATCAATGTTTCTAACTGATTTCTATCTGCTTTATACGATAGGAACAATAAACACTTCTCTAACGGCTCTTTAACTACTTCGTCTATTTCTTTAAGGTTACCGTCTGCAAGTTCAATAATCGTTGCATAACTTCTCCACTTTTTTCCAAAGTTGATTTGATGTTGTGAGGAAGCTCCATCTGCATCAAAGATTTCGGGATAGCGTTCAGTAAGTCCATTTGCAAATTGAGAAAAAAAAACAGAGTACCCCAATGTATCTCCATGTCTACGTTCATAAATAAATTCTCTTTGATATCACCTGTATAACTTTCTATTTGATATCTATCACCTTTCTTTTGTGTAACAGGTCTGTATAGTATAGACATTATCTTTGCCCAATTCTTATCAATACTAATCGTATCCCATTGTGTAATATCAGCATATGCACCATACGCCATCTTTGATAGGTTAGGTTCAAACCCATACTCTACTCCATCAATTGTAATAAATCTTTGTAGTTCAATTCCATCAGGCGAAACGAATTGTGATAACTTTGCTTTAAGCAAGTTATAACTATCTGCCGATAATCCTCTTAAATATTCAGGTTGTATACCACATAGGTGTAATAACATAATAGCAATCTGTGCTTCTTCGTTATCTCTGTAATTCTCTAACTCACCTTGCATCTTTAAGTATGTACCTAATGTAATGTCTTTCCAACTAGTTGGGATTTCAATTGTTAATGTTTGTTTCATATAATTTTAATATTTGTGTTAATCGTTTTGTTTTACTCATTTCGTTTTTCAACATTGCATCCATTGCTATGATTTGTGCACGGAGTGTTTCGTTTGCATTATGCATTTCTTTTGCATAACTAATTAAATCTTTCAACTCATCTTCTGTCCATACTTTTGTTTCCATACTATCTTATTGTGATTTGATAACTACCTTTACTCTGTGCTTTTTGTGATAGAGACATCATACATCCATATCTTGCTGCGTCAATTGCGTGGTCGAGTCCACCTTCCGGCTTATCCGTTACATAACCATGTTTGTCTGTTTCGTATTGATAGGCATACATCTCATTGATTAAGTTTTGTGAAGTCTTTAATATCTTTATCTTATAGTTCTTCATTACTGATATACCAAAGTTAATACTATCTTTACCTTTAACAACAGGCTTCGTATTAAACCCACTACGATACAACTCTTCTATTAATCTCGGTTCCGAACTATCGCACCATATAGTTTGGTTTCTATCTATTTCTAATTTTCTTAATTTGTTTATGATATCGTTTGTCACTAACCCCGTTTCGTAAATAAGTTCTTCCAAATATAGTGTGTCACTATTTTTATATATAGCCACAAGACTAGCGGGGTCATTAGAGTAACCAACGTCAAACCCAAAGCAAACAAAATCACCTTCGATATCATCACACACATCAAATTCAAATACCGCTTTATCGTTTGCAGCATATTCACCTTTACCATATATCTTCCATTTCTTTTCGTTAGTGTATTGTAAATCCTCAATTGCTTTAATCATTTCCTTTGGTAGATAAGGATTGTCTTTATAGTTTGTAGTGTACCTCTCACAATCTTGCATCTGTCTTAACCAATGGTACGGACTAATAGTAGGATTATAAGCTAAAATAATTTTACCTGATGTACGAATACTTAACTGAAAATAACTTTCTTCATCCACTTCACTTGCTTCGTCAACAAAGAGTATAGTAGATTTAATACCGCGTAACTTATCGCCATCATCAGTATTAAGAAATTGTATAGTAGAATTAGGAAAATTATAAATCCTATCAGTAGTGTGCCAGTTATTGTCATCATATATTCCAAGCGATTTAAGTATATCGGTAAAATCCTTTATGACTGTACGTTTCAAAGAAGGTATTGTCTTTCTTACAACTGTAATCGTTTCCGAACCTTCCAATGCTTTAACAATAAGGTATTGTAGTATCGCGTATGTCTTACCACTTCTCGTTCCACCAATGTGATGCGTTATTCTATTCCCTGCATCTAATAAGTGCTCAAATGTAATTGTAGTATTGATATTAACTTCCACTACCTGATTTGGTTATGTTTATGTTTATAGATTGTATTCTTTGTTCAATCTCTGCTTTCATTTCAGTTCTACTCAATTTAGGTAAAGCATATTCCATTAACTTCAATGCTAAGTCCATTGCCTTCTCAGGGTCTCTCTTTTTTATTTCCTCTAAATCTTCTGATATTGTATTCAGGGTATTATTTACTGCACGAGCAATTGTTAACTTCATTTGTTCTGTACTTCTATTCAAAGCACCCGGTGGTCTTCCCTTTGCTAACTTATGTCCTGGTTGAAATCCCATTATCTTATATTATTTAAATACACTAATTTAACAACTTAAAAATTATTTGTTAGTGTATACACACCATGCGATAGATAATCCAATGGTGAGGAGATATGCCCCCATTAACACCCATATCTCGTCTATGTCTTTATTCTTATTTTTCATAATCTATTCTTTCTATGTGAAACCCATGCAACAACTCTCCATCCTTTGTATAAATCATAAACATATGGTAATCCAATTTATCATCCGATACCAATATCATATCTACCATTTTAAAGAATGTCCAATCAAAGTATAGTTCTAAATGTTTAGTAATGATTTCTTTTTTATTCATACCATCCTCTTGTATCTGGCGTTTCCTTTCTAATTACTCTTTTACTTCTTACTCTCATTTCTTTTTTAGCTTCATCAGTTCTTCTATCGTTTATCCATTGTATGATACCTAACTCTTCTGCTTCCCTTAATTGTTTATCGTAATGTGCTGTAATTGCTTCTCTACCTTCTTCCCATGCTTTTCTTAAACTCTGTCTAATCTTTGTAAATCTAGCTAATGCTTCTCCTGTATAATTGTCGAAAGGATATGTATCTTTTGGTTCGTATGGTTTTACACTTTCCTTTTGTGCTTTTGCTAAACACTTCATACATCTCCATCTCGGTTTGTGTGTATGGTATGTATCACCACATATCTTACATACTCTTGTCTCTCCTACCTTTGTATTAAATGGTTTTTTAAACATCAAATGGATTTTTAATTATTCCTTTAAGGTGTTGTCTAATTCGTTTTAAATGTATGAATACTGTCGACTTACTTATTCCTATCTTATCTGCAAGTTCTTGTAATGTATCATCTCCTTCACACCAATACAATTCGTAAATACGGGCTGAACTAAATTGTCTTGTCTTCTTTAATCTATCTATCTCTTTAAGTACTTGCTGATGTGCATACATAATATCATTGTCCAAAGTGATATCGTATTCTTCGTTGATGGACTCGGATTGAATGGTAGGAACGTATTGCATCTTCTTATTACGCTTTACTTTGTTAATCCACCTACTACTAATAAACCTCATACAATAAATTAAATTATATGAATCTTCGTAATAAAGTTTTGGATTACACTTTTCGGCAAGGTATACATACAACTCGCCTACCATATCCTGACTTTCTAATCTGCTTTTACAGATATTGTAACTAACTTTCAATAACCATTCGTGTGAATTTCTATATAAGACTTCTAGCCTTTCATTACATTCACTTCGTAAACTGCCGGTTATTTCATTAGTCATTTGCTTCTACTTTTTTAACAAAATCTTTGATTGTGTTTACTGCTCTAATCCAATGGTTTGCAGCACTTCCGCAACTGCATGGTTGCCCCTCGTTTGTTCCTGATATTTTATTATGATTAGCCCATACCCAATTCATTCTATCGTTTGGTATATGTGTGTGAATAGATTGAATTACTTCTACTAACTCTATATACTCTGCCTGTGTATAAGGTAAATACTTTTCCATTATTTCTTTAAGTTTTTCAATTTTGGTAATTCTAATGAGGTTATTTCCGGTTGAGATTTCATAGGGATTGGTTTATCCAATGCTAAGAATTGTTTGATGTATGGAAACCCTGGGTGGGATGGGTGAAACTGAAATCCAACTACCGATAAGATAGTCATTAAATCATTAACCGATTCACATTTACTAAAATCTACAAGATATAAACTATCATTGTCAATTACTGGTGTTCCATCTAAGTTTGCTTTAATTGCGTCCATTTGTTTTGCTTTTAATTTTTGTTCGTTTGTGTATGTAAAATATTCTTCTTCGTATGTCATAATTTTATTCCTCCGTGATTTTCACAATTGAATAATTTGTCTAAATAATTTTTTCTACGGGTGCATCCACAATCTGGGTTCTTAAAGAATGTCCACGCAATCCATGAGGCCAGGGAAGTTCCCCAGCCAAATGTAATTACGTTTATCAAACTTTCCAACCAACTACCTAGTGGAAAAACACACAACTTCTTTTTGTTATTCACTACTTTTTCTTTTTATCTACTTGATGATACTTTAATAAATTTTCAGAATAAGTAACCATTTGTAAATTACTTAATCTATTATCCTTCTTAACTGCGTTAATGTGGTCAATTACCATACCTTGTGTGATAGGACATATAAAACTTTCCCATACTAATCTGTGACCATACATAATTCTTCTTTCACTTTCATCGTCATAGATGTTGTATGTAACATATCCATCTTTACAATTAAGTGGATTGATTTCTCTGTAATTGTCAAACAAAGGTGCTTTATTGTTTTTGGTACCTGAATAGATTGATTTAGATACTAATCTACCTTTATCTGAAATTAAATACTTTGTAAAACTTATTCCGTTGTAAGTTGGGATAACCCATTGTTCTTTTTGATTTGCCATTTTATTGTGTTTGTTTGTAATAATAAATATATCAGTAATTTAAAAACGTAATACTATTTATTATAATATGTAATATACGATAAATTACTGATATTTCCAAATCTATTTACAATGTTTTTTAATTAGGTTACTTACTAATGAGGACATTCTGTATCCGTGATAGTCACAATACTCTTTAAGTATTCTATGTGTTTCACCTGGGATTTGTACTAATCCTAAATCTCTCTTAATTGTTTTGTCTACTTTTGTAGAACCTTTTGGTCTACCTACTGGGTTTTTTGTTGTTGCCATTTTGTTTTGTTTTTTAGTTTTTATATTTGTAATTTAATTCACTATGTTTATTATAACTGATTGTATAATTTAACACACATTTGAATTGTTTAATAGATACCTTTTCTTTTTTAAGACATGATTTACATATCTCATCTACAATTTCAGAATATTCGTCATTTCTATTAGAGAGAGCTATTTTTGCTGATGTTATCTTAAACCATTTTTCTATAAGACTGTATGGTAATGCATCCCATACTTTATCGACACTTTGTTCATTCTCTTGCAATAGATACCATAAATTTTCATCTCTATCAAATACATTTTTATTCATAACTTATTATTTTAATTTTATTGTAATTACTTCATCCATTAACTTCTTTTGTTTATCTGAAAGTTTTAATACATCAAAGAACTTCTCCCAAGTTATCTCATCCTGAATATCAAAGTATATATCTTCATACTCATTATCAGGAGTTTCATAATTAGTTAGTTTGTTATATAGCTTATAATATAATCCATAGTTATTAGCTGTATCATTACTCTTGTCAATTTCCTTATCCATATCTTTATCAATATCTTTATCAATATCTTTATCCATATCCATATCCTTAGTCCTTATGTAATCATTAGATAAGGGTTCTATAAGGGTTATTGAAGGATTAGATAATTGTTTAGTAATGGTTGGTAAAGTATTATCATTAGGTTTAATAATGTTATGTGATAATAGTAATTCTCTTGCAGATTTAATTGCAGGTGTTTTAGAAGTAAAAAAGTTTTTATACTGAAATGTAATAAACTTTGGAATAAACCATTTATCATTATCAGTTGGATATATTCTATCTTTTAGATAATCTATAATTTCATCTTCACTTCTTTCAGTTCCAGTTTGAAACTTTAATAATTTGAGATTTACTTTGTATACGCCAGCATGGTCGCACATATCTAAAATGTAAATCCATACCAATTTCATATCAATTGGTAATTCAGTAAACCAACTATCGTTCCATTTAGTTGAGTCAGTTAATCTTTTAGCCATATAATCTATTTTTTAGTTGTTTATAAATGTAATATACGAATAATATTTTAAAGTACCAAATATTTTCCTATATCAATATATATTACATAAATTCGAAAAACGTAAAAAAAGTGGAAAAAACTTTTTTATGTTGTTAATTATACGGAGATTAAATACTGCCGATACGCGATTCCGCATAATTTTATCGGTTCTCCTCATATAATCTATACCACCTCGTTTTGTGCCATTCGGGGTGGTTTTTTTATGTACCTACTTTTTTACTGAAAAATACCCTATTTTTACCCTATTTTCCCCAAAAAACCCCATTTTCATAACTCATTGATAATCAATTAGTTGCATAACTCGTTGATTTTGAGGGTTTTATGAGGGTTTTTCATAACTCATTGATAATCAGTACTTTAGCTAAATCATTGATTTTCAACGACTTATGCGGACTGTGACATATATGGTAAAAATATATGTATAACGCATTGATACTCAATAAAGAATTTTTGGGTATATGACAAATCGTCTCATAAATCAGTAGGTAAAACCCCAAAATTGTTGTATATTTGTATATCTCCTACCAATTAAGGTTAGGGGTATGTAATTAAATAAATAAACAAAGGGTGGTGACCTACACCAATTTTTATGAAAAACACACAATTAGTTATGAACAACAAAACACAATCAGTTATGGTAAAAGTAAACAACAAAAACAAAGAGTTAGAAACAATCTTAAAAGAATTAGGATTTAAGAAAAAAATTGAAACATCTTGCGCTGGATATAGTGTATGGAAATATGAAACATATTACAATGAGTCTATTAGATGTAGAGTTGAATATAACACAATGGGTGATACACCAATAGTAGTTGTGTATAATGATATTTCTTCCGATATAGATGATACCTCTTGGAGTGAAGTTAATTTTTGGGGTGAACCAAAAGAAGTAGAAAACTATCTTATTCAATATAAGAAAAACTTAAAAAGTTATATGAAATATCTAAAAGAACAAATTGATGAAACAATTGTTCTTACAAATCTTAATCCGCATGATGAAAATGTAAAGTTTATATTATCTCAATTGTTCAAACAAATGGACGAATATAGAGAAAAGTTTTTTAGAAAAACTAAATAATCAAAATAGGGGAGTTGAAATATACTCCCCTTTTTTTATAAACACACAAACAATAAGTTATGATGATTAAAAACACAAAGATTGAAAAGAAACACCAATTCTATGAAGAAGTTCTTTTCCCACAATTAAATGGTAATGGTGAAGGTATCGGTCAGTACATTACTGAATTAGAACAAAGAGTTCAAACATTGACACAAATGGTAAAAATACAAAGTGAAGAAATTCAAAGATTAAATGGAATTAAAAAATAAGTTATGGAAACATTAATTATGGATTTAATCAAACAATCCCAAAAAAGTTTGAAACAAATTGAAGGTAAATACCAAAGTGATAGTTACCAAAACGAAAGTGAATGGAAAGAAGATATTACATTCATTAAAGGTAGAATTGAAGGATATAAAAGAATTTTAGAATTAGTAAACACAAAATAAAAACAACAAAGTTATGAAAGTAGAACAATTATTAGAACAAATGGATAAGAACATTAAATCTCTAACAGAGAGTTTAGAAGTATCAATATCGTTAGATAAATCCGAAGTGAAAGAAAAGTATGGTAGTCTTAAAACATACAACGAATGTGTTAGTATGGAAAGAGGTGCATTAACATCTATGATTACTTTAAGACAATGGATTGTAAATAAAAATTCAGTAGAAACACATTTAGAAACATACGAACAATTAGTAGACCGTTCGTTTAGAAAAGATTAAAATAATAAGTTATAGGGGAGTTGAAATATACTCCCCATTTTTAAAGTGAAAATTATGACAAGAAGAGAGTTTATAAAACAGCTGATAGAATTATTAAACAAAGTAAAATAAGAATTATGAAACATTATTCAGAAAGAGAAAGTAAAGATTGGACAACATCAAATATGAAAACATACATTGACGATTGTTACTATTATAGTGATAGAGGTGGTGAATGTAAAAAGAGTTGGCCTGATTTGGAACACATTATGAAAGAGTCAGGTTTAGATGAAGTACCATTAAAAAAACAAATCAAATTCAAAAGAATATTTGATATAATGTATAAACAGGAATTTAATAAATAAGTTATGGACATCAAAGAATTAGAACAACGACTGATTGATTTGGAGAGAAGGTTCTTTCCTATTGAGAAAGTCCTTTATGAAAAACATAGAGAAGAAATCGAAGTGAAAAAATCAGAGGATATTGAAAGGGATGGTACGAATTATAGAGTTAGTGCAATAATAGAAACGGATAAGGGTAACACACAAATACAATTCAATGTAAAAGGTTACACCGAAAAACAAGCACTATACTTTGCAAATGATAAAGTTATCTATCCTCAAATGGTAAGGTTAAAAGATAGTGGTAAAATTAAATGGTTTAAGACAATTAGTAAAGAAATAATAAAGTAAGTTATGAAAGAGAATAATGTTTTAATTCCTGCAAATATGGATGAAATGAAAATCCTTTTGCAAGGTGAAAGAAATGATAATAAAAAAGAATGGCCTGCCGAAGCAAGATTAAACTTAAATGTTAAAAGAGTAGTGTGGAGTGAAAAGGAAGGTTGTTATGTACACTTATGTTTTACCGATAGTAATTACATTAAGTTTATGGATGAGTATATGAAAAGTAAAGTAGGTAATGAATATTTGCATGCGTGTATGTATTATGATGAAATAATCCATGTACCTGAAAATCTTAAAGATAAAATGTATAAGATTAAAATGTTCACCGATAACCTTATCAAATTTAAGTTCGATGATTGTGAACTTATGTTTGTTCCGTATAACAAAGGTGTTATGCTTCTATCTATCAAAGTGAACGAAGATAGTAGAGGTAAAGGTATAGGAACAAATGTTATAGATGAATTATATGAGTTATCTGATAAATTAAATATACCTTTATATCTTCAACCATATCCAGATGAGTATGGTATGCAAACGGATAAGATATGGCCTGAAATACATAGATTAAGAAAATGGTATGATAGATTAGGATTTGGGCCTGTGTTAGAAGAAGGTAGTTGGGTATGGAGTAATTTTACAGACGAATGTATTAAAGAATTGTTTGTAGAAGATTATATTGAAAAAAGTAAAAGAGCTTACAAAATAAGTAAAAAATAATAAAGAGTCTGTGTGTTTCATAACTAGCGTTGTCTAAAAACAACGAACCCCATTGGATTGATTTCCTTTGGGGTTTTTTTCGTTTATTCTCCGATTTGATATGAAGATATCATTTATGTATTAAGTCCTCAGGAAACAACCTTAAAATTAGGTTGTAACCTATTTTACCTACCTTGTCCTCTATATTGTTTCGTTGGTTTCACTTTGGGGCCGGAAGTCTTTTGTGCTTTACCACCTTTTCTTTTACCAAATGATGTTTTGTTACTATTGTTAGATACTTTTGCCATACTTGTTGTTTACTAAATAATCTAATTCTATTCTAATGGTATTCACTTCTCTACTTATCTGCAAAATCATTTGTCTTAATTCATTCATTTGTTCTTGCTGATTTGCAACTCTCAACTCTAAATCATAAAGATTTGAATTGAATTTCTCTTTACGAAATAAGTGCATCATAATGTTTAATTTTTTATTCTGAAATTGGTACACAGTTGGGTACTTCTCTACCACCCATATCTTTTGTACCTATTGCTTCATAACCTTCCCAACATGCATCATCTAAACTTTGTAAGTTGATACCTCTAAACTTTGTATCGTATGCAACTCTTGCCATTACTTTTTCTGATGTGTCTTTTATTTTAGACATCTTTTCTTTGTCTAAATAAGAATAACATATTGCTGCTGCTTGTGATTGTTCGTATCCTGCTGATACTTCTACACCTATACAACGAGAAATGAATTGTTCTTCACTCTCTCCTTTTTTAATTTCTACTGGCATATCTTAATTGTTTACTCTGTATGTTTTGTTATTAAATCTTACTTTGTAGACGGTATTAAAGTCCAATGTTCTCCAATCACCATCTAATCCTACTACGGGTATGTTATACATATCCATCGCAGCTTTTGTATCACTTCCACCTGCAATTCCATCACCAATCGGCCCGTCAATCCAATACATCTCATAATATCTTCTACGACCTGTTTCGGTTATCCAACCTACTCTTGCAGGATTTGATGCAGTTGCTTGGTTTAAAAGTATATCTTCAAATTCAGCAAAACTGATTTCTTGTGATATAAATTCAACCAACTTATTATTTACGGAATTACTTGTCATTCTTTTTCTTTTTAGCTACTTCACCAGGATACGTTGATGCGGGTATCGATGGGTTAACTTCGGTTTCAGTAAGTAAACCTAAACTTCTTAATTTATTTCTACTCCAACTTAATGCTGATTTACCACCCCATAAAAGATATGAGATAGTTCCACATGCATTGGTATCGCTTGGGTCATAGTATACTTCTGCTCTACTTAAATACGAATGCATTCTCTTAATGGTTTCAACTGATATAGGTTCACCATTGGCAAGTTGTTGTGCTCTAACCTTACCGGTTTGTGTTGCACATTTGTTACCATTCTTTTCGTTTAACTCTATTCCTCTCTTTGCATTATTAGAAATACTTTGTCCGTAGTCCGAATAAGATTCCATTTCAATTCTTTGACCTTTTCCGTATCTCTTATCTTTTCTTATGATTGCTTTAATCTGACCTAAAAATATTTCAGCTTCTTCTTCTGTCAATTCATCAATTGATTTCTCTAATGATAACTTAACATCACTCTTTCTATGTTCAAACAAACCTTCAATTGAATATCCATTGAATGTACCATCTTTTACTTTTTTCCAAACATCATCATTCTCTACTTTGTATACTGCGAATAGTGTTCCTTTTGGAAGGGTAAATCCGTATAAGTTTGATTTATCTTTTGTTGGTTGTTCAACTAACCATAGTTCTGTTAAGTAAACACCTGATGTTTTATCACCATGCTCTAACGTTACTTCACTACCATATCCGTTCTTCATAAACTTTCTGGCAACGTTTTCAATCGTTTGTTCACTAAAATATACATAGTATCTTTCACCATCAGCCGTTAATCTTAATATCTTTTTATTAGGTATTAACATAGGGCCGGCAACTAATCTTTTTTCATCAGATACTTCTGCAAACTTCACTTCGTTTGACATATATACAAAGTCTCTTTCAATAGCACCTGCTGCGACTAATGAATTGGCAAATACACCATCCTCTTCGTCTTGCAATATAAGTTCAAATAATTCTTCCATTTTGTGTTTTGTATTTAACAATTTCATTATTGATTATCCACCACTACTAAATGTAGCAGCT